GTTTGGTTTGCCGTGTTTCTCTGGCGCGTAGGCTTGCGATAAACGCTAGCAAATCGACAGAGATATGTGTATTAAGGGCCAATTAAATGGTTTGCCTTATGGAGTTTCTAGCAGAAGTGTTACTAAAACGCAACATTTTGTGTAAATATTTTTATAGGCGTAAAAAAACCCCGGCCGAACTGCGCCGGGGCAAGCCACTCCCGTGAAGGATCTATTGACCGAAAGTCGAGTTAAACATCTTCTCTACTTTGGCTCGGTATGCTGGGTCTGACTTGTACTTAGGATCCGCTACCATCTGATAGAGCTCATCCTTAGATGGGGCTCCTTCAACTGGCATGGACTGGGTAGGAATCCGAGTACCCTCGTAAGCCTCCCGTACTTTAGCTAAAGCCTTTAGGCCTTTGGCTGTGCCACCCATATACTTAAATTCCTCAAAGTCATCCTTACCCCAGATGCCTTTGTTTACAAGCCCACGCGCCCAGTCTGTCATGCCTTTAATCATTACATCTGCATTAGGGCCTAGAGCTGCGCGCTCTTGCTCGATGGTGCGCTGGCCGACTTCAGCCTGCTCACCACCCATTTTAACGACTTCACCGACTAGGGTATCTAGTGCGGCCTGCGATACGCCATACTCTTTGGCCCAGTTTAATACATGACTTTTTACCGGGTCATTGTCTGGCACTTCACCAAAGGCTGAGGTATCGTACTTCCCGTCTGCTGGGGCTTTGTGTTTGCCCTGGCTAATCTGCTTACGCAGGTCAGACCATGACTTTGCAATGCCCTCTAAGTCTGGCTCAGTAGTGTCTTTTTTCCAAAAGTTCTCTGGCCACCAATCGGGTCTTTCTAGGGGAGAATCATCTTCTTGTGGCGCCAAATGGCTTATTGCTGTGCTATTTGAGTCTTGTTGCTCTGCGGCATTACTGTCATCAACTGTTGCTGAATCCAATAGGCCGCTTTCTGCTGCGGGTTGGTTCGCTTCGTCATTCATTTTTACATTTTCCTAGCTTTAATTAGCCGCGCTTCAAGGTCTCTAACGATGCTGTTCTGCCCTTCTCGGTAGTAAGCAAAGCTGGAGTCGCTACCAGGCGTGGCGACTGGTTGCTCTAGTATGGAGGCGCGTAGCCATCCCATGAGCTTTTGGCCATCCTCAGTACCTAATACTCTGAGGCATAGCTTATTCAAATCCTCTACGGCTTGCTGAGAATCCCTAATATCTAGGGATATCTCATTTAAGCCTTCCCATCCGTCTGTTATTGCTTGCTCTAGTTTTGTACTCATTGAATATTTTTAACGACTTCAGCGGCAACTTCTGGATTTTCTTGCGCTAACTGTTGAGCCTGTTGCGCCATCTGCTCCATGTTAAAGCGTCGCTCTTCAGCCGATGCCCTTAGTTTTGTTGGTACACCGAGTTTATCACCAATGAAGTCAATGATTTCACCATACTTAGGAGTAGCTTGGCAATCTCAGGCGTATATACGGCGGCAGATGATGGCGTTCTTAATCCAGCTACCGTCAAGATTATCCCTGGCGCAATTATCCCAGTAGCGCGTAATGGTGGCCCACAAGGCGAATCATTAAAACCGTTGCCTCGCGCTGGGGATTTCAATGTTTCACAAATTATCATTAATGACTTAGTGCTGAATATTAAAAAGATTCTGCTAGATGAGTCATTGCCTCCTGATAATATGTCTGCTCGCTCCGCTACTGAGGTAGTAGAACGTATGAAAGAATTGTCTCAGAACTTAGGCTCTGCCTTTGGTCGCTTGATTAACGAGACAATGGTTCCGCTAGTATCCAAAACTTTGATGGTTATGGATGACCGTGGCATCATTGATATGCCTCTCAAGGTAAACGGATTAGAGGTTAAGGTATCCCCAGTAGCTCCATTGGCTATGGCTCAAAACATGGAGGATGTAGGTAACATTACTCAATTTGTACAGTTAGCTACACAGATGGGACCTGAAGGTCAAGCTACTCCTAAGTTTGGTGCGATTGTGGACTACATTGGTGATAAGCTAGGTATCCCAGTTGCACTAAGGGTTTCCCCTGAGGAGCGACAGTTTAATATGGAGCAAGCAATGGCTCAAGCCCAACAAATGGCTCAGGAGAACCCTGAGGTTGCAGCAGAGGTAGTTAAAACAATGGGATGATGAATGGCTAATAAAAAACTTGATGAAGTAATTAGTGAGGGATGGGCTGGCTTACAAGAGCAAATGATAGATATCAGGTCAGCCGAGCAAGCAGTAGAAGATTTGAATAAGCTCTGCCTTAGAGTTCTTGCCTCTGAGGATGGAGAGAAATTAATGAAGTGGTTAAGAACTACTTTGTTAGAGCAACCTGTAGCCGTGCCAGGGAGCGACTCTAGTTATGCCTACTACCGTGAAGGTCAAAATAGCGTAATCAGGGATTTAGAGTCACGGATCTTAAAAGCAAGGAATATGTAAAATGGAAACTACCGAAGCAACCCAGCCCACTAGCAGTAATGAAGGTGGCCTACTGGACTCTATTAGCGTAGAGGACAGCCAAGGTACACAAAACGCTAATCCAAGTAATACTGAGATTAGCCATATTGCAAAAAGTGAAGATGATGAACCGTTAGACCGACCTGATTGGTGGCCTGAGAACTTTTGGAAAAAGGATAGCTCAGAGCCAGACCTAGAGGGCATTGCTAAATCATGGATGGATATGCGTAAGATGGTCTCTACTGGTAAGCATAAAGCTCCAGCAGACGGAAAATACGATGCCTCTGCCTTTGGCGATACTCCTGAGGATGACCCAGTTCGTAGCCATGTTATGTCATGGGCGCAAGAGAATGGTATCTCTCAGGCAGCCTTAGATAAATTAGTCGGAGATGTAGTTAAGATGGGTGGAGAGAAGGTAGAAACTGCTCAACGCTCTATCCAGCAAGAGAAAGCAGCCTTAGGCCCTAACGCTGATGCCGTAATTAAAGGTATGACAGATTGGGCAAGAGGCTTAGTAAACAAGGGTATTTGGGGTAAAGATGACTTTGAGGAGTTTAAGTTCATGGGCGGTACAGCCAATGGCATTAAAGCTCTGATGAAGTTGCGTGAGTCTTATGAGGGTTCTCGTATTCCTACCCAATCAATGCCAGTAGAAGGTCAGCCATCTAAGGATGAGTTGTACCAGATGGTTGCGGATCCTAAGTACAAGAATGATCCAGCGTACCGTTCTAAGGTTGAGAAGATGTTTGCTCAAACCTTTAATTAAGATAACCTCCTCACTTCACAAGTGATTTACGCCTCCCTTAGGGGAGGTTTTTTTTGCTTATTTAAAAATATTTTAAAAAAGTGTTGTATTTTTAAAACACATCTGCTAGAAAACGGATAAGGCATACCAAGCAATTGGCCCTTAACTCAACATTGTTGGCGAGTGGCTATCGTAAATAGCAAGCACATGGCCCTAGAAATAGGCTAACCAAAAGCGAAAACCCTTAATTTTATTTTTTTACTATCCATTTAGGAGATTCACATGAGCGTATCATTATCAAACGCCTTTGTAACACTCTTTGATGCTGAGGTAAAACAGGCTTACCAGGGCAAGGCTATGTTGGTAGGTGCTGTTCGTCAGCGTAAAGGTGTTGAAGGTTCAACTGTTAAATTCCCAAAAGTCGGTAAAGGCGTAGCTACTCCACGTATCAGCCAATCTGACGTAACTCCATTAAACGTAGCTTTTTCAAACGTAACTTGCACACTTGCTGATTACAATGCTGCTGAATATAGCGACATTTTCTCTCAAGCTAAAGTTAACTTTGACGAGCGTTCAGAGCTAGTACAAGTACTAGGTAACGCCATTGGCCGTAGACAAGACCAGATGATTCTTGATGCTTTAACAGCAGCAAGCGGAACTGGTACTGTATCTAACGATATTGGTGGTTCTGACACAAACATGAACGTAGCTAAACTACGTGATGCAAAACGTTTGTTAGACAAGAACAACGTGCCGCCAGAAGGCCGTCACATTATTCTTCACGCATCAGGTTTGGCATCATTGTTGTCTGAAACAGCTGTAACTAGCTCAGACTTCAATACTGTTAAGGCTTTGGTTGCTGGTGAAATCAACACATTCTTAGGTTTCACATTCCATATCCTTGGTGACCGTTCTGAAGGTGGTTTGGCAATTGACGGTTCTTTAGACCGTACTTGTTTTGCTTTCCACAAAGATGCTATCGGTTACGCAGAAGGTATCGCTCCTCGCACAGAAATCAATTACATCCCAGAAAAGACTTCATTCCTAGTGAATTCAGTATTCTCTGCTGGTGCAATTGCTATTGATGCTGAGGGTATTGTAAAAATCACAGCTCGTGAAACAGCTTAATAGGAGATTGACATGGCTTATTCATCAACTGGTTTTACAACTGTAGCAGCCTCTAAAGCTGGTAACGCTCCAGCGATTTACGCATACAAGACTACTGACGCTATTGCAGCGGTAAATACTGAAGGTTACTTCAATGATTTATCAACTGTATTAAGCGTTGGTGACTTGATTTATTGCGTAACATCAACAGGCACTACTGCCGTAGCTACTTTGGTTTATGTTCTATCTAACGCCTCTGGTGTTGTAGACGTAAACGATGGTACAACTTTGGCAAACACAGATACAGATTAATAGCATCTAGTATCAAAATGGGCTACTATCTGTTAAAACAGGGGTAGCCCATTCTTACATTGGAGAATTAAATGGCAGCTGGAGATACAGCCTTATCAATATGTTCTGATGCGCTATTGTTATTAGGTGCAAAGCCTATCTCATCTTTTGATGAGGGAACAGACGAGGCATCAGTAGCCAACCGTTTATATGCCGATATAAGGGATCAGTCTCTTGTTACATATCCGTGGTCATTTAGCTTTAAAAAGGTTAAATTAGCACGTTTAATTACTACCCCTATCAATGAGTACAAGTATGAGTATCAGCTCCCAGGAGACCGTTTAACGAGTCCTAGAGCCATTTATGATACATCTGCTACCAACATACCTCCAGTCAAAGATTATCGGATTATGGGTGATAAGGTTTTGGCAGACTATGAAGAGGTTTGGGTAGATTATCAGTATTCAGTACCTGAGTTTGCAATGCCTGTTTACTTTATACAATATTTAAAGTATGCAATGGCGTGGCATTTAGCATTACCTATTACAGACCAGACTGAGAAAGCTCAGTATTGGCAAAGCGTTGCAGTTGGTAGTCCAGGCGAAAATGGCCGTGGAGGCTCATTAAGAACTGCAATGAACATTGACGGACAAGGTCAACCAACCAATGCAATTAATGACTTCTCTTTGATTGCGGTGAGATATTAATGGCTCGTTTTGTAAGCATACAAACTAACTTTTCAACAGGTGAACTTGATCCATTGCTCCGTGCAAGGGTGGATCTAGGTGCTTACACCAATGCTTTAGAAGAGGCAACTAACGTAGTATGCCAACCTCAAGGTGGTGTTAGACGTAGACCTGGCAGTAAGTTTGTCTTTGCTTTGCCTAATAGTGGTGCTGAATCAGCTGCTAACGGTGTGCGTTTAGTAGAATTTGAGTTCTCAACTGATGATAGCTATATGTTATGTTTTACACATAATCGTATGCACATCTTTAAAAATGAGACTTTAATTACTAACATTAATGGATCAGGCAATTCTTATTTAGATACATCAGCTTTAGGGTTAACAGGTGCTAGATTAGCTAGAATCTGCTGGACTCAATCTGCCGATACATTAATCGTTGTGCATCCTGATATTGCTCCAATTAAAATAGTTCGTGGTGGAACTGATGCTACTTGGACTGCTAGTGCTTTGACGTTTGATTCAACGCCTAAATATGCTTATACATTAGCAGCTACTAACCCAGCTGGTACTTTAACGCCATCAGCAGTATCAGGTAAAGTTACTTTGACTGCCTCTACAGGTACGCCATTTTCTGCTAGTAGTGTTGGTCAATACATTAATGTTAGCCCTCAAGGCAGAGCTAAGATTGTTAGGTTTACTTCTAGTACAGTTGTTGATGCTATTACAGAGTTTCCATTTTTTAATACAACTGCTATTGCTACAGCCTCATGGGAATTGGAGACAGGTTATGAAGATGTTTGGAGTGCTGGTCGTGGGTGGCCACGCTCTGTTACTTTCCATGAAGGTCGCCTGTATTTTGGTGGCTCTAAGTCTCGCCCTAGTACTCTATGGGGTTCTAAGGTTGGGTTGTTCTTTGACTTTGAGGCTACTGAAGGTTTGGATGATGATGCGGTTGAGGCTACTCTAGATACCAATACATTTAACGCTATCGTAGATATTATCTCTGGTAGAGACTTACAAGTATTTACAACTGGTGGTGAGTTTTATGTACCTCAAAACGGTTTAGACCCAATTACACCTACAAATTTCTTTGTTAAGACATCTAGTCGTAACGGTATCAAAGAGGGTATTCGTATCCAACAGTTAGAGTCTGGTACTTTATTTGTACAAAGACAAGGTAAGTCATTGAACGAGTTTGCTTACACGGATACGCAACTTACGTATGTCACAGCTAAGATATCTTTGTTAGCTGGCCATCTATTAAAGAATCCAACACGCATGGCATTGCGTAGATCTGTAGCTACAGACGAGAACGATTTACTATTAATGACTAATGGTGATGATGGCTCTATGGCTATATTCTCATTGCTAAGAGCGCAAAATGTTATCGCTCCGTCAGAGTGGACTACTATTGATGGTCAATACATTGATGTCAGCGTAGACATTGATGTCATTTATACCGTAGTTAAGCGTAACGTCAATAATGCTAACGTCTATTACGTTGAGTATTTTAGTAAGGATTTCTTAACTGATTCCTCTAAAACAGGTACAAGTGGTGCCTCTGTATCAATGAGTCACGTAGCAACTGAGACGGTCAATGTAATTTTAGATGGCGCAGTCCAGGCTAACCAAGTCGTACCAGCTGGAGGTACTGTAACTTTTCCTAGAGTAGCTGCATCTACTTTTGAAGTAGGCTTGCCTATAACGGTTAAAGTTGTAACAATGCCAATAGATATAAAGCTCCAAAGCGGTACACGTATTGGATTTAAAAAGCGTATTGTTGAGGTAAATGCGATTGTTGCGCAAACACAACACATGAAGATTAATGGAGTTGAGATTCAGTTTCGTCAATTTGGTTCTATCCTAGATGAGCCAATTGCTGAATATACTGGTACCAAAACAGTACATGGAATTTTAGGATATTCGCAAGATGCCAAGATAACTATTGAACAAACCGTACCTTTAAAGCTGACATTGTTAGGTTTAGAGTACAAAGTAGCAACACACCAGGGGACATAATATGGCTCAAGTCGCAGTCGCAATGGCAGTAGTATCAGCGTTTGGCTCTATCCAAGAGGGCAAGGCTAAGAACGATTACTACAAAATGCAAGCAGCTCAGACTCGTGTGGAGTCAGAACGCAAGGCAATTCAATCTCAGTTCAAAGCCAATCAAATATTACAGCGTATTAATTCTACAAACGCAACAGGTATTGCCCGTGGGTTTGCTGGTGGTGTACAAGGATTTGATGGATCGTCTGCTTTGATACAGGCAGTCAATAATACTAGAGGTGGTAAAGAGTTTGCGTTTGAATTAGGTACTGCTGATGCAGTTCGCAGAGGTGGATTGATTCAAGCAACATTATATGAGTCAGCTGGTAAGACAGCTGAAAGAGCTGGTTATTTTGATGCAGCTGGCAAGTTAGCTATGGCAGCCACAAGCTACGGCCAAATTGGTGGTGCGCCAACTCAGGCTCCAGTAGTTGATATGAGTACGCCTTACTCAGGACAGGGATAATTATGGCAGAGTTACCACGTTACCAACAAACAGGCTTATTGCCAGGTGATACTACTAGATTAGACTTTGCTAACGTCAAAGAAAGCATCAGTATGTCTAAGGGCATACAGTCATCTTTGGATCGTATGTCCACTTTTGCTTTTAAACAGGCAGCTGAGAAAGCTCAACGTGAAGGCGCACAATACGGTGCTGAGAATCAGCCAGGTGTTGAACAAGTTATGTTGGCAATTGAGGAGCGTAAGTCTCCATCAGAATTGTTTGCCAAGCCAGGCACATACTTTGGTGATGCAGCTCGTAAGGTACAGGCTGGTCAATTACGTACAGAATTAGAGGTTCGTGGCCGTCAGGATTTAGCAAGGTTGTCAGCAACCTTAGATGCTGGCCCTGTGGACATGAAAGAAGTAACCACGCAGATTAAAGGTTTGACTGATGGCTTTAGTAGAGCATTGGCAAGCATTGACCCAGAGGAGTCTTTAAGATTTAGAGCCTCTATGGCTACTGCTGGTAACGCAGTCTATACCAAGGCAACTGAAAGAACTGCGAAGATATATCAAGAAGGTTTGCAAGTATTGGCTGGTGATTCATTGGCTGCTACATCAACTATCCTAGCTGATACTTTAACGTCAGAGTCAGACCCACTTGCATTGCAAGAGCGTTTCAATGTAGAGCGCAGTCGTGTATATGAGGTTGCAAAACAAACTGGAGATCCTACTTTTGTTAAATCAACAATGGAGGCGTTTGATAAAAAACGCTTAAATGCCATTGTGGACTACGTAACCAATCCTGATTTTGCTCCTACTCCTATGGCTGGATTGCGTAAATTAGAGGCAAAAGACTTTGGTAAGTTATCCAATGTTATGCAGTTTGTAGATATGGACAAGCTCCGTAAGCAATACGTTGAGAGAGCTGGGGAAACTGCAACCTTATGGAAACGTAGCTCAGAACTAAAAGCAGCTGAAAATATTGACCTAGTTAATAACACTAAAGATGATATTTGGTCTGGCAAGATTAGTGGCCAAGAGGGATACAACCGTATCAAGGCATTAGGAGTTACCCTACCTGATGAAGAACGCAAGGCTTTCTTACATGGTGACTTTGCTGGTGCTAATCCTCAAGTGTACGGTGAGTTTGAGTCTATGGCAGACCGTGGTAACTTGGGTGAAGAAGTTATTAATACCTACGCTAAAGCTGGTGTAATTAGCTGGAGACAAGCCAACGGCCTAAAGAAGATTGCTCGTGGTAATGAGCAAGATATGACTCGTGCTAGACAGTTCATACAGAACAGTCTTGGTGTTGCTGATATTACTACTCTTGGTTTTAGTCAAGAAAAGAAAACGGTTGCTGATTTATCAGCTCAATTGGCTAAAGAAAAGCAAGAGGCTTTAAATCAAGGGTTGCCATTTAATGCAATGGAAAGAGCTATTGAGTTATCAAATGATAAGCGTGTTACTCAGGTTGTAGAGCAAAAGAAAGATGCAAGAGACAGATTGAAAAAGAAATTAGAGGCAGTTGGGCTTGAGTACTCAGAGAATTACACAGAGGAAACTCTTAGACGTGCTGGCGTAAAAGGATCTGATGACCAAAGAAAAATTCTTGGATTAATTAAGGAAATTCAAAGATGATAGACCAACGCTTTTTAGATGACTTGGCTCAAGACTTAGTAATTCCTAAAGAGACTGAGCAAACTCCTGAGATGCAACTAGCATCTGCTAATACTGGGGTTACTACGGATGGTGGTGCTTTTGTTGGCTATCGCTTGAATATGCCTAAGGGTTTAAATACTCCTGAAAATATGGCTAAACAATCTGTATTAATTGCAGATACGATGGCTGGTGGCGGCAAAGGAATGATACAGGCTTTCCCTGGATTGCCAGGTGATTTAGAGTCTATTGGCCGTATGGCATTGAACTATCTTGGTTATCAGGTAAATCCAAATACTGCCTTACCTACATCAGAAGAAATTGGTAGGCGTTTAGAGTCTGTACTTGGACCAGTAATTCCTCCTAACCAAACTACTGGCGTACCTACGGCAGAACGTGAGAGAGTAGCTGGCGGTGGTGAGTTAGGTGGTGAGTTGTTATCTCCAGGTGGGCAGATTAAGTTGGCTAGTAAGGTTGCTAAACCAGTTATCGGTGCGACCAAGAAGATTATTGAGGCTGGTAAAGACTTACCAGTTGGAATGAGCATTAAGAGTGTTGATGAGTCATTGGATCCGCTAGGATTCTACTCAGCCGCATCTAAAGCTGTGGACAATATCCAGCAACCTAAAGGTACAGGCGCACAGTTCTTAGCTCAGATTGAAAAGACTCCAGGCGTTAAGAAAGAGGAGTTACTTTGGACTGGCTTAGATGAGTTCTTAGCTGGTAAGAAATCTGTAACTAAAGCTGAAATACAGGACTATCTAAAGTCTAACCGTGTAGAGGTTAAGGAAACTACTTTAGGTGAGCCTACACACGAGTGGCAAGGTAATTTTCTTATGATTGGTAAAACTGCCGTTGCAAAGTTAGATGAGGCAGAAGATGGCTCGTATGTATTGAGAGACACTATTAATAATAAGACAATACCATTAGAGTCTAATAGACTTGATAAGGCTGTAGCTGAGGCTGAAGATGCCTATGGTGTACGAGGTATGGTTACTCCTTACGAGGGTAAGCCTAAGTTTGCTGATTATCAGTTGCCAGGTGGTGAGAACTACCGTGAGGTAATGTTGACTATGCCAGAGAAAACGAATGGCGGTCAGACTCTTAAAAATGCAACACAGATTATTAACAATAGCCTAAGTGAAAAAGGATACCCTGGTCTAACTGCTGGTCAAATGGATACCTTAAATAGAGGCGGTCAAGATGCAAAAGATATGCTTGATGATTTACAAGCACGTCTAAATGTAAACCTTAATGTTGAAGATGTTTTTGTGCCAAACCCTAGCGTATATATGTCTGGTCATTTTGACCAACCTAACGTATTAGCTCACATGAGATTAAATGACCGTGTAGATGCTGATGGTAAGAAAGTTCTATTTGTTGAAGAGATCCAATCTGACTGGCATCAATCTGGCCGTAAAAAAGGATATGAAACTCCTGGCAAGATTGAGCAACTTAAAAAAGATGCTATTGCTGCCAAAAAAGAATTGCGTAACCACGAGGCATCTTTAGCTGAGAAGTATGGTTTACCTCCTAAGGGAGACGCAACCTCTAGCTTAGACGCAAGAATGGCATGGACTCGTGAACTTTTAGGGTCTCTGTCTGATGAAGAAATTGCAGTCAGAAAATCTCTTGAAGCCAAAGTTTTGGAGGCATCTCAGGCCTTTGCTGTATCTGGCAAGGGCGTACCTGATGCTCCATTCAAAACTTCATGGCATGAGCTTGCCCTTAAACGTGCTATCCAGTTAGCCTCTGAAGGTGGCTATGACCGTATTGCATTTACGACTGGCAAGACTCAGGCTGAGAGATATGACTTGAGTAAACAGATTAGTGAATTGCGTTTATCTAAAGATGGAGAGTTAAAAGCTAGAACTTCACAAAACCCAGCAATATTTACAACTATTGCATCAAAAGTTACAGCCGATAATCTTGCTGACTATGTTGGTAAAGAGGCAGCTAAAAAATTATTAGATGCAAATCCTAATGATATTGGAGCTAGGAATTTAAAAGGCGTTGATTTACAAGTTGGCGGTGAAGGCATGAAAGGCTTTTACGATACCATCCTACCTAAATACTTAGATAAGTACGGCAAGAAGTGGGATGCTAAAGTTGGTACTACCGAAATCCCTACAGAGAAAACTAGAGACGCTGGTGGTATGCCATCAATGTATCCAGACAAAGCCTCCGTACATTACATGGATATAACTCCAAAAATGAGAGAATCTGTATTAACTAAAGGCCAGCCTTTATTCCAAATGGCTCCAGCAATTCCAGCTGGTGTAGCGGCTGGTCAACAAGAGGATAACAAGTAATGGCTATCAAACCGCTAAACGAGAGATTAGACGAGCTATCAGGTGTTGAGCAAGATACAGCTCAGTTACCTCCAGAGACTCAGCCGTTAGAGCAGATTGCTTTAGATAACGCTCCAGTAGAGTTTGAGCCAGTACAAGTTGCTGGCAGACTAGATGTATTAAAGGAAGTTTTAACAGCTCCTAAGCGTGTTAAAAAGCCTGTGATTCAAGAAGGCGCAGCCGTTGAGAAGGTTGGTCCATATCAGGTTATAAAGGATGTAACTCCAGAGCAAGCTGAGACAATCCTCCAAGAGGCTCCTAAGATGCCTGTATCAGGTAAGCCATCTGCCGAGCCTGGTGTGCAAGAGACTGCATTTAACCTAGACCTTATCAAGGATGAGGATGGTGATGTGTTTGTACTAGAGGTAAACACAGCCGTTGGACTTGAAGAACAGACTCTTACTAACTACTTAAACGCAATTACACATGCCTAATGGTTCAGGAATGGCAGGTACAGCTTTAACTCATACTGGTACTGGTACTACTAATACTACTGCTGGTCGTAACCGTTGGAATAATGCTACAGCTACAGAATTAGTACAAGCGTACCAAAGAGAGTTTATGAACAACACACATCAACGCATCAATGCTATGCTTGATCTAGCAACCCAAGACATACCAACATTTGAAAGAGAATTTACTTATGAGACTGTAGTTGAGAAGCCCACTAGAACGCCAGAGGATCAGTCGTTTGTTGAG